CTGCTGCTGCTTCTGGTGCATTAGCATCTGCCAGCAGTATTAAAGGTGGATATAATGGTGGAACTTTGCCAGCATCTGCAGTAATTGACATTTTAGATTATGCCAATACTAATAAATATAAAACTACACGTGGTTTAACAGGCTCAGATAACAACACTGGAAGTAATAACTACATTTTATTCCGTTCTGGTAGTTGGCGTTCTACCTCTGCTATTAATTCAATTAATATTTCTACAACAGGTATCGGTGGCGCATTTTCCGAATACTCATCCTTTGCTTTATACGGAGTTAAATAATGGCAACTAATACTTATGTAGCGCTACAAACACAGACACTTACTTCGGCTGCGTCTTCGGTAACATTTAGTTCAATTAACCAAGGTTATACTGATTTAATAATTGTTGCAAATATAAAAACTAGCGTAAATACCAATATTTGGATGCAATTTAACGGCGATACAACCACAACCTATTCACGAACAGTTTTGGCTGGTAATGGCACTAGTGCCGTATCTGCTAGAAATTCAAACATAGCAAAAATTTATCTTGACTATTATGGATATTCAAACACAGGTTTTGAAAATTCAAAAGTGGTTCAAATTATGAATTATTCTAATTCCACAACTTATAAAACTGCTTTAATTAGAAGTAACAATGCTTCAATAGGAACAGATGCAATTGTTGGAATGTGGAGAAATACTGCTGCAATTACTTCTATTGTTTTAGACGCTGACGGAGTAAACTTTTCTATTGGCTCAACCTTCACTCTGTATGGCATAGCCAAACAAGCAATAGCAAATACTGCTAAAGCAACAGGTGGAACTATTAGTTATGATGCTTTTGGAAATGTAATTCATACTTTTACTGCATCAGGAACATTTACTCCCAGTGTGCCACTTACTTGTGATTACTTGGTAGTAGCAGGTGGTGGAGGTGGTGGAAACAACCGAGCAGGCGGCGGCGGTGCTGGTGGATATAGAACTGGAACTGGTCTTGCTCTTTCTGCTACTGGCTATTCTGTAACTGTAGGTGCTGGCGGTTTATCAACTAGTGTAGGTAACGACTCAGTGTTATCAACAATTACTGCAAATGGTGGTGGCTTTGGTGGAACTTTTGCTGGCAGCGGTGGTAATGGCGGATCTGGTGGTGGTGGTTCTGGTAAAACTGGAGGTCTGTCTTCTCCTGGAGGAACAGGAACTGTTGGTCAAGGAAATGATGGCGGAATAGGTGGATTTAGTTCAGGAACTCGTGCTGGCGCTGGTGGCGGTGGTGCGTCTGCTGCGGGCGCAAACCATAATGCCTCCATAGGTGGCGCTGGTGGCGCTGGAACAGCAAACTCTATTACAGGTTCTTCTGTAACTTATGCAGGCGGTGGTGGTGGTAGTGCTGACACTCTTGCAAATCGTGGCGCAGGTGGTGCTGGCGGTGGCGGAGGTGGTGGTTATGGTGCAACTGGCGGAACTGCTGGAACAGCCAACACTGGCGGCGGCGGTGGTGGAGATTATGATACCGTAGGATCCAATCCAGGTGGTTCAGGTATTGTCATTATTAGGTATCCAGGTTAAGGAGATTAAATGCCAGCAAATTATGTATTACTTAGCGAAGTAACTGTAGGGGCAGCAGGCGCTGCTTCTGTCACATTCTCCAACATACCTCAAACTGGTTATACCGATTTGAAGGTTGCTTACTCTGCACGTTCAACAGGCGCAGCCGCTAGAATAGATATTCGATGGTATTTTAATTCGGACACAAGTGGAAGCAACTATTCATACCGACGTTTATTTGGCTACGAAAGCGGAGTTCTATCAGGTTCTGGAAGCGGAACATACACCGACGCTGGAACTGCTATAACTGGTTCAACTGCAACTGCAAGCACATTTTCTAATAATGAATTATATATTCCAAACTACACTGGAAGCGCTGCAAAATCTGCTAGTGGCGATTGGATTGCGGAAAACAATTCAAGCAGTAGTTTTATTCTTGGAATAAACGCTAATCTTTGGAATCAAACTGCAGCAATCTCTAGTATTACTTTTAGCCCATCATCGGGCAACTTTGCAGCCAACTCAACCTTCTACCTATACGGCTTAGCCGCAGTCGGCACAACTCCTGTCATTGCTCCGTTTGCTAGCGGTGGAGATATTATTCAGAACGATGGCACATACTGGATCCATACCTTCCTGTCATCAGGAACATTTACTCCTGCTAAGGCACTTACTTGTGATGCACTCGTAATTGCTGGTGGTGGTGGTGGAAATAATGGCAGAGCAGGCGGTGGTGCTGGTGGTTATAGAACGGTAACTGGACTTTCAACAACTGCTCAGGCATATACAATTACAGTTGGTGCAGGTGGCGCGGGTGGTGCTCAATCGGCTGGAACTTATTTTTCAGGAGTTAAAGGTTCAAACTCAGTATTTTCAACAATAACTTCAACAGGCGGTGGTAATGCTTTTGGTGGTAGTGCAGTAGGTAACACAGGCGGAAGCGGCTCTGGCGCTCAAGGTGCAAACGCTGGTGGTGCAGGTAACGAAGGCGGATATTCTCCAGTAGAAGGTTATGCGGGTGGAGCAGGTTCAAGTAGTTCATCGCAATTTGGCGGTGGTGGCGGTGGTGGTGCTTCCGCAGTAGGAACCGCTGGTTCAGGTTCAGGCGGCGGCGCAGGCGGCGCAGGTGCTAGTTCATCAATTACAGGTTCAGCCGTAACTCGTGGCGGTGGCGGTGGTGGTTCAGGATATAGTGGCGGTGGTTCAGTAACTGGCGGCGCAGGCGGCGCAGGTGGTGGTGGTGCAGGAAGTAACAGCCATTCTACTGCTGGCACAAGTGGAACTGCTAACACAGGTGGTGGTGGTGGCGCAGGTGCAACTTCCGATACAAACATTTCAGGCGGCGGCGCAGGCGGTTCAGGTGTAGTAATTATTCGTTATCCAATGGTGTAAAGGAGAAATAAAATGTCACATTGGGCAGAGATAGATGAGAACAAAATTGTTCTTAGAGTGCTAGTTGGTAACAACAACTCAGCAGATGAAGGCGAATCCTTTATGAATTCGCTAGGCGGAACTTGGGTAAAGACAAGTTACAACGGCAATATCCGCAAGAACTTTGCTGGTATTGGATATACCTACGATGAGGCTCGTGATGCTTTCATCGCACCTAAGCCATATCCATCTTGGGTATTGAATGAAGATACCTGCCGTTGGGAAGCACCAGTCGCTTATCCAACAGACGGTATAATGTATATGTGGGATGAAGAAACTACAGATTGGAAGGCTATCGTAAATGACTGATACACCTAAAAAACTAATCGTGAATGTCGCAACAGGCACACACGAATATATTGATCTTACTCCTGGTGAAATTGCAGAACGTGATCAAATGGCTGCTCAGGCTGCAGAAAAACAGGCAATTGCAGAAGCAGAAGCGGAAACACTTGCAGAATTAAAAGCATCTGCTAAGGCTAAATTAATAGCAGGTTCTCCGTTGACTGAAGAAGAAGCAGCAACTATAGTTATTTAATGTTAAAAAAAATAACCCCCAAAGGATTTTACTCCAATGGGGGTATTTTGTTTATTAAATTTTATATTTTACATGGATATTTGTTGTACCATTCCTGATACCGTTTCCCATTGAGGGATGACCATGATGACCAATCTGTTCCGCTTTTTGTCATGTGAAGCGCCACCTGTGCATTTGTAACTGGGTTAAATAACTCAGCATTTGACCTTAAGTCAAATCTATCTCTGCGATCTGGACCTAACTCACCTATCATGTTTATTTGAAACATTCCGTATGAACTATCTCCAGTTTTTAGATTGCCATTAAATGCAAGTGGGCGTCCGTTGGATTCAGCCTTGGCGACTGCACAAGCAGATCGTAAAGCCCTTCCTTCAAACCCTACAGCCTTTAATAATTCAATCAACTGCCCATCACTTAGATTATGAGCATTTTCGTACTTATCTAATGTTTTCTCCTTAGAAACCAAAAAAGCCCCTTTAAGGGCTGCTTCAGATTCCTGCGTAGTTTTTATTAGAGTTTTAGTTTCAAGAGCATTAGCGGCGTTGCTTAAAGGTGCAAACAACCCAACTAGTGCTATCAAACCTAACCAAACCCCTTTATTATTTTCTCTCATTGTGTCTTACCTCCTAGAGCAAAATTGCTACCCTTCGGTAGCCTTAGTCTAATTGTAGCACGAATTTGTCATCAAAAGCAAGTTTAGATGATATTTTATTTAATTTCTTATAATCATACGCTAGGAAGTGGTATAATAATAAATACTATGGCTACTGGTGCAACTACAACTTATGATTTACCATACCCGCTTTTATCTGACCCTGTAAATGTACACGGGGATATTCAGTCATTAGCAGAACAAATTGAATTAATCCTTCCA